GGCGATCCAAGTCTTCAAGGAATTAACCTTTAAACCTAAACGCTCGTAAGCACCTGCAAAATCCAGAGACGCACCGGGACGCCCTATCAACACCGCGTCGTCACCTTGGTAACGAGCGCAGACCACGGAAAAGTTGAGATCCTCCGCGACCAACTCGGCAGCCGCACGGTTCAAGACTGAATCTATCACCGCCGTCCACTTGTGACCACTCGGAACCCCCACCTTCCACGGAACCTCCCCCGCGTGCGCATGCTCGAAGCTGAACAATTCGGCTTCCATCAGGCACGACACTTCGTCGGCCAAATCCTCCAGGCCCAAGGTGCGGTAGTGAGCCTCACAGGCAGCATAAATGCTCCTGATACACTCGCTCACCCACTCCTTACGCTGCCTAGTGTCAAAGGCGGACTGATCTAAAGAAACGCAAACGTTGGACACATCCGATGCCGCAGAAACCAAAGTCTCGCGCATCGCAAACTTCTCGCGCGAGCGATACCCGATGGGACACCACTCGCCTGCTCCTTCCATACCCGTCATGAGGGAATCGATGAACGAACATCGGAGAAAGGAAAAGAAATCGTAACCGTAAACGATACGAGTCTTCACCTTCTCGTCCTCCTTCCGGAAGGGTTTCACTACTGCACCTGAGAGAGTCTTGGCATTGGACACCAGATAGTCGTCCGAAAACAACAGCGAGGTGGCCAGCTTGCCCTTCACTCCCAGAGTAGATCCATCCTTCGCACGAAGAAGAACCTTCCCGGGCAAAGTCGTTGCACCGGGCGTCGACCAAGCATCTCTGAAACCGACAAATTCGGAGAAGTTCCCGAAGGACTTCCCAAACCTGAAGTTCGCAGAAACGATCTCGGCGATCCTCTTCATCATCCTCTGCTGAAGATGATCCGCAATGGGGGCCGGCTCGACTCCGATTTCCCTAGCAATGTTCTGCATGACATCGACCCTGTTTAGAACAGTGTCGTAGCCGGCAAGAACGTGCAAGTCCATCAGATATGAGACGGGAGAGAAACCGCACAAGACTGAATACTCGGTAGACAACCGCGAGACTTCCTTGAAACACTCAATCATCTCCGCCTCGTCGTTCCTCCGACACAATCGGAACACGGGCAGGAAACGATCGACTAGATCGGAAGTTCCAGTCAAATAAAAATATCTAGAAAGAGCCAACCCCCACTTCACTCCAAAGAGCTCCTGGCAGCGCTGGCGATCGCAGGACTTCACACCTCTTCTCCACAGTCTCTCATCCTTACGCGACGGATAAGAAGTCTCAAAGTTGATGGCGCCCGCGAACGGCGAACCAAACATCGACCGAAGAGAACTGACACATCTCTCGATAAATGCAGGGATCGCGCCTCTGACAACATGTAAATTATGCAAATATATAGAACCAAGGTCGCCGAGAGCGTCGTCAAGACCTTCGCTCGCTACGAGCCCAGAAGGGCGAGCGTGCACAGAAGATCTCGAAGACGGATTCTCAGCTTTCGAGGCAGGCGTCCGGCCTAACAAAAATCCTCAAACCCGAAGGATCGAGGAGGTGGTCGCGCTATGGCGTCGCCCGACACCCAGAAGGGCGTCTGAGGACGCCAGGAAGCCGGCACGTCGACCCCGCCCGTGAGCTCGCCCTCCATGAAACTCCAGAGGTAGAGCGGGACGGTGAATGACGTCCATCCACCCGAGTTACGGTGAGCGGCAGCACCGTACAACTGCACCGGAACGGACGCTTGCACGCCCGAAATCGTCCGGCACGATAGGGAGAGAGAGCCCCCCGACTCGACGGAATGGATCACCGCTACAGGAGCGGCGAAATGAGACAGGTCGGACGCCTTGTATCCGTACCAGCGCGTCAACTTCGGCATCTCAGGGATAGAGTCGCCCAAAGTCTCAAACTCCGGCACAGCCCCTTCAAGAAGGCCAACCATGCCCCATACCTTCCGAGTGCCCACGCGAAAGCGCGCAGGTGGAAGGTCCGGAGCGTGGACCGAAGAGAGGTCCACAAGCGGAGCGTAACTCCAGCCGCAATACACGTTATCCACAATGGAGTACGCGTCGGCGAAAGCCACGGTACCTAACGCAAGTAGGTACGTACCGAAATCCCCCAATTCCGCCAAATTGGAGGGGAGACCATACACAGAGCCGGTCACAGCGTCGAACCCCTTAGCGAGGCGGACACCCATAAACCGGAGGCCCCTGGTCAGAGGGCCGGCTCCGGGAAGGAAAGTCTCCTGGCGCCCAAAGGGCGAAGAAGTCTCCTTCAGCAGGCCGAAGGCCGCCGCCATACGCACCTGCCAAGGGGAGGAGAGAAGGGCGTCGTAGCCGCCAGAATGGCCTACAACATCTGCTGAGCGCGGAAGGCACCCTAAACACCGCTCGAAAGCAAGAGAACGGTACATCGCGTGCAGATCACGCGAAGTCATGGCGATTGTCGAGCGCCATGAACCCGGAGTCCAGGAGAACCCCACGACGTGTCGCAGCCAGTACAGCCACGACCCGAGAGGGAGCTCGCAAAACTCATTCCACGCCCAGCCGGACGTGGTAGCCTTCAGTGCCGCCTTATCCAGACCGACGCACACGATTTCGGAAAACCCGAAACCAGCCATGGAGGGTTGACCCGAC